TACTCAACTGGATCGCCTACCCCATCCAGCACCCCGGCGCAAAAATGCGCACAGCATTAATATTTCATGGCCCACAAGGCACAGGAAAAAACCTATTCTTTGAATCCATCATGAACATCTACGGCGAATATGGCCGGATAGTAGACCAGGCCGCCATCGAAGACAAATTTAACGACTGGGCCTCAAAAAAACTGTTCCTCATCGCCGACGAAGTTGTTGCCCGATCCGAACTATTCCACATCAAAAACAAACTAAAATGCTTCGTCACCGGCGAATGGATTCGCATCAACCCCAAAAACGTCTCCGCACATGACGAACGGAACCACGTCAACCTGGCCTTTTTGTCCAACGAAACCCAGCCGCTCGTACTCGAAAAAGATGACCGACGCTACGTCGTCATCCACACCCCCGAAAAACTGGACGAAAAATTCTATCGCCAGGTCTGTGAAGAAATCCGCAACGGAGGAGTCGCCGCACTTCACCAACATCTCCTGGATCTCGATCTCAGCGACTTTGACACCCACGCCAAACCGCCCATGACCAGGGCAAAAAATAACCTCATCGAAGTCAGCATGGACAGCGTCAGCAGCTTTGTCCGTGACTGGCAGCAAGGCGACTGCAACCTGCCCTGCTGCCCCTGCCTCGGCTCGCACCTTTACACCGCCTACCGCAGGCACTGCGACAAAACCGGAGAACGGCACCCCCGCGTCATGCGACACTTCATCGGCGACCTGAAAATGATACCCGGCTGGCGTCAGGGCCCCATGACCACCCTCGACTGCAGCGGCAGCCGCATCACGCGCAAAATGATCCTGCCGCCCGACGACCACCTGACCCCCGAACACCACCGGAAATCGGGACAAACCCAAGAAAAATGGCTCACCGACTGCCACGACGCCTTCGCCCGCGCCTGCAATATTACGGAATGATTACGGTTATTACGCTATGATTACGCTTTTGATTACGCATCAACATATTGAAATAATTAAGTTCTTACGCTTCTTACGCCATAACGCGCGTGTATAGGCAAACACGCACCACAAACACATCCACAATAAAAACGCCTCGCGCGCGTATATACACAACCGTAATCACCGTAATATGAGTAATAAATTGGCTTAGAAGCGTAATCAAAAGCGTAAGAAATTTTTGCAAAGCGTAATAAATGGAGCCTGCCATGCAATTACTGGATGTAATCAAGGAAAATAGAAACTACCGCGAATTATACCCCGGTGAATACGCTGGTCCCTGCCCCACCTGCGGTGGCGCTTTGCGGCTCAGGATCTGGCCTGCCCGTGAAACATTCAAATGCATCAACTGCACCCTGGAAGGCGGGGCCGCAGAACTTGCAGCCATCCTCAACCCCCAAAAAGCCTTACAAGCGCCAGCGGCAATCTGCGAACCACAAACAGAGAACCTCGAACCTCGAACCTCGAACCTCGAACCTGAAGTCCACACCATCACCGCCAAAGACGGCCGGCGGGTACACATCACCGACAACCGCACCGAATACGACCGCCTCACCGCCCAGGGCCTGATCGTCTTCGACAGCCAGGAAATGAAACTCGTCAAACTCTCCGGAGCCGATCAGGACCAGGCCGCCTGTTATTTGGACGCAAAACAGACCTTCCCCGGTATCCGCATCACCGCCGTCTGCCCCGACCGGATAGCCGAATCAGCGCCCACCTACCGGGGCAAATACACCACATCAAAGGAGGCTTAACATGAACTGGAACGATGCAATGGCGAAAATGGAGTCAAACGGAGTGCCTCCCCTGGTGATGGGCTACTGCAAAATAGCCTTTGACCTGGGCGCTTCCCGCTGGATACCGGTATCGAAGCAACTGCCGGACTCGGATGAAACCGTCATGACCCATGCCCCGAGCAGCTGCGAACCGATCTGGCCCGCTTATCACGATGGAGAGCAATGGGTAGATCTGATGGGAGCCCCGATCAATGACGCAATTATCACCCACTGGATGGCATTCCCAGAATCTCCGGAGGCATAACCATGTACCAACCAATCGGTCAAACAATCGGCAAACTGGTAGACGAAAAACAGGCCGCATACGGCGACAGTTTTGGCCGTTCCGGCGCTGTTCTCCGGCTGCTGTACCTCGCTGGGATCAACCTCGATCAATAGACCAGGTACGCGCCGACCTCACAGGCGCAAAATTCGGCGCCAATCCCAGAAATAGACTGTACGGCGCTGGCCCTGATATCCTAACGCACATCCAAGAGCTGGTGGAATATGCCGATGAGGCAATGCAGGCATTGGGGGCGTTGGCTTATTTGTATACGGATGAGGTCAGAACGGCGCTCCCGGAGCCGATGTTAGCGCGGATCAGAGAGTATAGGTCGGTTTAACGGCCTCTGCCTGAACGGCGGAACGTAGTGGAGTCCGCTTCCAGGCAGTTGTTATCTGGTCGGTTTCCACCGTCAGAAATTATTTTAATGGGTGTACAAATAAATAGTTGACACGGTAATTCTTTGGGTGTACAGTTAAATCATAGAGCAACAACAAAACCCAAAAGGAGAACGGCCATGACAACGAAAACAGAAAAAAACTTTGGTGCTGAATATGCTGAGGAACTGGTACGGACGGGCGAGGTTGAGGCAGGCGTGCAGGTTGACATTGATGAGATGGTCAATTCATCGGTTGACATCCCTGACGGCGATTACACTGCAATGGTTGAGGCAGGGATTGAAAACCCCTCCGCTCGCAAATACTGGCAGGGTTACAACGAATATATGGAAACTCTGGCTGATGAAAATGAGTAACGGCGAAACGAAAAAAGGCAGGGGCCGCCCCCCTGCCTCACTTAAACCCGATGCCCGACGGATCGCCATGAAACTCCGCTGGACTGAGGAAGAAATCGAAGCGGTACGGCTGGCGGCTCATGCTGCCGGTGAAGACGTATCGCATTTCATACGGTCGGCGGCATTGGCGAGAAGTCGCAAAAAGACCAGATAACGGCTGGCGTTTGACCCGCCCGGCTTCATCGGTCGGGTCGAAACGCTGGTTAGAAATCGGAGGGATTATGTACAGCGACATATTAAAGAAATTCGCCGGATACGTGTTGACATGTAAAATCGACAATACCGCCGAATGGATGGAAGGTCTGGCAAATCAATTGAACGTGGTAGGAGAGGCTCTTGATTGTCCTTTTGTATGGGAGTTTGACGGCGATGGTATCCGTGGCGTGGGGGTGGGTGATGAGTAACACAAATCCTTGACCCTTGCCCCTTGACCCTTGCCCCTTGCCCCTTGACCCTTGACCCTTGACCCTTGAGACAACCAATGACCACCAAACCCGACAAACTGCAAACCCTGCTCGACGTAGTCGCTGAAGCCGACAAAAAAGACCTGGTCCTGGCCCACAACGCCCGTATTCAGACCATGCAGGCCTACCAGACCAAACCCGGCAAAGACACCCGCGCCGACATGGCCGCCGCCCGTGAAGAATACGACGACACCATCGCCCGCCTGACCGCCGTCTACTTCCCCCAGGACACCCCGGCCGCCGAAGGCGAACGCTTCAAAAACCGAAAACAGGCATTGAACTGGCTCCAGGCCCAGGGCTACAAAGTCAGCACCGGAAAATTTTACCAGGACTGCGACGCCGGATTCCCCAACATCCACAAGGACGGCAGCCTCAGCCGCTACCAGACCATGCAATACGGCCAGCAGTTGGACATCGAGCGCCGTGGCGCCGGTCCTGTCGATCCCGGCAACGGCCGAGAAGCAGACGAAGCCCGCAAGATCAAAGCCGATGCCGACAAATCCGAAATGCAGGCCGAAGACATGCGCCGCGAACAAGATAAAAAATGGCTGCACCAGGAAAGCGCCTGGGAAGCCCTGGCAGCCCTGGTCGGCGTCCTGCGCGATTCCCTGCGCCACCAGTTCCACGTCGGCCAGACGCACATCATCCACCTGGCCGGAGGCGATCCCGTCCGCGCCCCGGAAGTCTACGAAGCCTGCGAAGAACTGATCGGCCGGGCCTACAACGAAGTCCTGGCCAGCGGGCGGATTGAAGGGATATTTGAACTGGAAGACGAAACCGAGGACACCCCTTGACCCAACAGCCGCTCGTACATACCACAATCACCCTTTGCCCCGAGCTCCCGGCCCGCATCCGCAGCCGCCTGTCCGGTCGCCCCGTGATTGTGGAAAAGCACCCCCGCCAGGTACGCATGCGGCTGCGCCAGCCCGACAAAATCCGTGTCTCCGAATGGGCCGAAAAATACCGCGTTGTCACCGACGGGGCTCACGAGGGCCCCTGGCGGCACGACTACGCCCCCCACACCGTCAAAATCATGGACACCTTCGGTCAACCCTGGGTGCGCGAGATCTGGTACTGCGCCGTCGAGCAATCCGGCAAAACCACCACCATGATCAACTGCCTGGCTTGGTGTATCGACTGCGACCCGGGCAACATATTTTACCTGATGCCCACCGAAGACACCGCCGACAAAATAACCGGCGGCAAACTGAAACCGACCCTCAAAAAGTCGCCCCGCCTGGCGCGCTACCTCTCCACCCGCCAGGCCGACACCACCCTGGGGCGCATCAGCCTGGCCCACGGCGTCACCATCTTCCCGGCCCACGCCAACAGCGCCAGCTCCATGGCCACCTGGGCCGCAAAACATTGCTTTGGTGACGAAATCGACAAATACCCCGCCATGGCCGGCAAAGAAACCGACCCCATCACCCTGATCAAAAAGCGAAACCGCACCTACAAAGGCCGCTACAAGCGCTTCTTTGCCAGCACCCCGGCCGAAATGTACATCTACAAAGGCGTTCAGGACTGCCACCAGATCTGGGAATACCGCGTAAAATGCCCCGACTGCGGCGAATACATCAAAATGGACCCCCAGCACCTGGATCTCCCCCGCGAGATCACCCTTGAAACCGTCGAACAGACCGCCGTCGGCTACGCCTGCAACTCCTGCGGTGCGCTCTGGGACGATAACCAGCGCGAGCAGGCCATCCGCGCCGGGCGCTGGCTGTGCGTCAAAGGCAGCGACAACCCCCGGCCCCACAAAGTCGGATTCCATCACCGGGCCTGGGAATGCCTCGACATAACCCTGATGGAAATCGCCGTCGCCTGGCTCCGGTCCAAAACCGACAACCTGGCCGATAAAGTCGCCTGGGCCAACGGCTACGAAGCCATCGACTACGTTGCCGACCTGTCCGACCGCAAAGAAGACCACATCCTGCGCCTCGTCGATCCGCACCTGCCCTGCGGCGTCATACCCGCCGACACCAGCACCGTCGCCGTCCTGGCCGACACCCAGCAAAACGGCTTCATGTACCAGGTCCTGGCCTACGGCTACGGCCCCGAGATCGTCCCCACCCTGGTCGAGCACGGCTTCGTCGAATCCTTCGACGCCCTGGTACAGATCCAGAACCGGCCCTACACCGACGCCGCCGGAAACAGCTACCAACCCCACGCCGGATTCATCGACTCCGGCGGCGGCAGCAACCCCCACAACCCCAAGCACAGCCGCACCTCCGAAGTCTACGAATTCTGCCGCCTCAACAAATTCTGGCGACCACTCAAAGGCCGCCGCGACCAGGCCACCCCCTGGACCACCACCCGGCTCGACTACTACCCCAGCCGCGATGGTAAAAAGAAACCGATCCCCGGCGGGCTCAACCTCTACACCATCAACGTCACGCTCTACAAAAACCAGCTCGCCACAAAACTCGAAATAAACCCCGGCGACCCTGGCGCCATCCGCCTGCACGCCGGTCTGGGGGAAGACGGTCCCCACAGCGGACAAAAATACGCCGCCCAGCTCTGCGCCGAATACCGCGACGAGCGCGGCTACTGGGAATGCCCCAAAAACAAAGCAAACCACTTCTGGGACTGTTGGGTCTACGGCTTCGCCGCCGCCGATATCCTGGGCATCAGGCGAAAAACCAGAGTCACACAAGCACCCGACAAACCACGCACCCGCACAATTTACAGCCAAGGAGCCACCCCGTGACCAACGAACACATCACCCGAGCAGAAATCAATGAAATTAAACGCCGCCATATTCTGAAAAATCTGCTCTATTCCCCGGTCGAAGCGTCGCAAGTGCTGGCGGTTTCCGTCCGCCAGGTGTTTGTCCTGGTCCAGGAACAAAAACTGATCGCTGCCAACGAGGGTAAAAAAAGAACCGGCAGAGCCACACGCGGGACCCGCATCACCGCCGAATCACTGGAAGAATACCGTCGATCGATCATCATCGCACCGGAAAGCTGGAGTGAATAATGGAACTCATAAAAATCCCGGCCGCAAACCTGAAACACCTGGAACACAATGCCCGCAAACTCAAACACGCCAAAGGCATCGAAAAACTGGCCGAACAGATCCGCATCCACGGTTTTCAATCTCCGCTCAACGTCTGGCTCGATCCCGACGACGGCAAATACGCCATCATTGCCGGAAATCACCGCTTCAAGGCCGGATACGAAACCGGCATGCGTGAATTCCCCTGCGTAGTTTACGTGGGCACCCGTGATCAAGCCTACGCCAGATCAATCAGCGACAACAAAACCAGCGAATTAACCACCTGGGATTTTGCAGAATTCAACCTGGCAATCATCGCGCTGGACCTGAATTCCGCCGATTGCGGATTCGAGAAAATAAAATTCGACGACATCGCCAAATTCAACGAAAAACTAGCCATCAAAGAAAAAATCGAGCAAGAAAAAGAGTACCATTATGCCCAGATTGATTTTGATAAAATGCTGGCCGCCTACAGCCGCAAACTGATGAGCATCTGGCAGGATGATCCGGAAAACATGAACCGCGCCGCCCTGGTCATCCTGCCCACCGACAGCGGCAACAAAGGCATCATGATCCTGTCCGATCCATCCACCACCGACATCATCAGCGAGCTAAAACGCTACGCCGAACAAAACGACCGTTCCCCCCTCGAAAAACTAACCGCCGCCATAATCAACTACAAAAACCTGATTTCCGACCCGTCCGAACAGTCCGACCCGTCCGAAGAGTCTTCACAGGAACCCCAACAATGAAAACCACCCTCGCCATCATCGCCCAGGCCGTCAAAGAGCACAAAAACTACTGTCTGACATTTTCCGGCGGCACCGACAGCACCATCCTGATGGATATCGTAACCCGCTACGCCGGATTAAAACCGCCGGTAATCACGGTCATCAACGACATGGAATACCCCGAAACCGAAGCGCACATCAAAGCCGTCTGCGACGCCTACGGCCTCGAATCATTCATTGCCCGTCCCGAGCGCAGCTATCGCGAACAATGGCAGAAACAGGGCTGGCCGTTCATGGGCAAACTCGGGGCGCGCAACTGGTCCGCCAAAAACGCCGGAATCTACGGCTACAAACTGGATGTATCCTCCTGCTGTCAAAATCAGAAAATCAACCCTGGCCGAAAAATAACCAAACAACTGCGCTGCTCCATGCAGTTTACCGGCCTGCGTGGCGGAGAGGAAGATTTACTGCGCGGAATCCGCGCACAAAAAGACGGCGCTTACTACAAAAACAAGCAAACCGGCCTCTATATTTGCAATCCCCTCACCGGCTGGACAGATACCATGTGCCGGCGCTACGTCCAGGCCCACAAATTACCCCAGCATCCTGCCCGCCTGCGCGGCGCCAAAGCCATCGGCTGCATAATCTGTGGTGGCGGCTCAAATTATGAAGACAGCATGATCCGGCGCACTCGCGAAAATGAACCGGATATGTGGCGGCGCTACATCGTCGATGATCAGGCCGGTCTGGTCATCTTATCGCTCAAGCACAAAATTCCCCTGGCGCTCACAACGGAAATAGTTGCTGAGATGGGGGGCCTGCAACATCTGGCCGACCATCGCCCGTGGATATTTGACTACACGACAAAAGCGCCGCTCGTTCATTCATCCAAATAAGTATTTTACAATCAATCAAACGGTGTGCCAGATCAAGCGCCCGCTCCATCAATCCGGCGCTTTCGATATACTGCGGCAGCGTGATCTTTCGCCCGCTGGCCTTCTGCTCCAGGGCGCGAAGCAATGAAAGCGCCTTACCGTTTTCAGCCTTCCAGGCTTCATCCAGCGCCTTCCAGGCCAGATTATACGGGCAACAATTGATCTGGGCGTATTTATGCACCAGATCATTGAGCTGTTCGCGAGGCGTCAGAAGTTTGAAATACCAAAACTCCCCCTCATAGCCCGGCAAAACCTCCAGATCTCTCATAATATTTTTGCCCCGATCTTCCCCAGGAGCTCGGCATACTCCCCGGTATGCTCGCCCGTCCAAAAGCGCGTGACAATCTCGATGATCGCGCAACGCTGGCTGTGGCTCATGTCCCGTACTCGCTGGCTGAGTGATTCGGTATCAATCTCCCATTTTGCCGCCATGCCGTCCAGCTGCCCGGATTCGGCTATGTCTGCCCACAAAAACCGCGCCGGATCAGCATCCCGGTTGTCACAATCCAGAATCGTGCCGTTGAGAATGTCGCAGATCATCATCCACTCATTCACCGACAGCTCCGGGCATTCCAGGCGCATAATTTCCCCGTAGCGCAAAACGATGCTGCTGATTCTGCCGGAGAGGCTGTCAGGGTTGCCCAGAACCTGCTCGACCTGATCGCTGAGGTAGATTGTTTTTTTACTGGCCATGGTGTGGTCTCCTTTACCGGTATTGCGCCACCGGCGGGGCGATGTATATTAATTATTTAACCCTTATTTCTCCAAAATCTTGGCCATCTGGACCGAAGTGGCAGCGGTAGACTTTATCCCCGCGCCGTTGAAACATTATTTCCGCGTTTGCGGAGCTGACATTTACCCTGGAAGAAAATTTGTCGCTCGTGGATAAAAAAGCGTTTTTTGCTGCGGCGACATCTTTTTTGTCGCTTGCTGACCAGTTTTTCATGCTCTGGGACCCTGAGATTTTCATTGTGTGGCCTCCTCATTTTATTTGTGGGGCGGATTACTCCACCCCCTGGTGATTACTTCGGCAATGTTGCGGCAACGATTTTCAGAGGGGTGATGCGGGTGGCGCAGAGTTTCGAGCCGTGATTGAAATGCAGTCCATCGGCCTTGACCTGGGCAATCATCAACTTTTTGTGGTCGCGGCAAGTCCCGAAAACTTCATTATTCCATGCCGCCTCAAGACATTCTTCCAGGCTGGCATAATAGTAAAATCCGCCGTTATGGTCGCTGGTGGCGCGTTCCGAACGAGTGACTTTCAACGGCCAGGGCGATTCATCCCACACGCTGACCAGATCGCCGGTTTCAGTCTGCTTCAGCAACTTGTAGCCCAGCTGGGTTTTAGTCCGCTTCGGCACTTTTATTTTGATGTCTTTATTTCCTTCCAGGGTTGCGATAACTTCGCCCCAGGCAAGGCCTGATTTGGCCAGCTTTGCAGCACGGTTTTTGTCGGCCTCGGTTACGGTGATTTTGCCAGCAGAGCGACGGAGAATAAAATAGGTTTTGCTGGTGGTGGAAACGCCATATTTACCGTTGCCCTGTGTGCGACGAATGCAGATCAGGGCGGCACCGGGGGCGAAATCATACAGTTCGTGGTGGAGAGCATAGCCATTGGCGCGGCGCTTGCGGTCCCATTCGATGGTGTCATAAGATTTGGGGATCAGGTTCTGCTTTACGGCCTGCTTGATGATGTCCCAGGCGCGGGGGTGGCTGATCGGGGCGGGTGTACCGGCTGATGCTGCTATGATTTCGCCGTAATTGTTGCGGGTGATGTCGATGTTTGCTTTCATGGTGTTCTCCTTGAGGTCTTCCGCCAGGTGGGACGGTGCCGTGCTTGGGATGTGAGCGTCAACCGCTCTATGTATTACCAATATACCACCAGGGTAATACATAGTCAAGAAAAAAAACACACATAATAAAAAAATCCACAAAATAATTATGTGCACAAACCCACCCAGGGGCGCACATGCTGCCTGTTTGTGCGCAAAACATCCTTGTACAATTCCTGTCATAACGAAACAGGAGTTTCCATGGCCGGGATCGACCTCACAACCGCACAATCAAAACTTGATGAATATCTGGCCGCCGAGACGAAAGTCCTCGCCAACCAGAAGCACACCATCGACGGCACCGAATTCACCCGGGCCGACCTGGCCGCCATCCAGCAGGGTATCGAAATCTGGAACAAGCGCGTTCAGCAGTTCACGCGGGGCGGAATCTACGTCAGCCGCCTGCAGGTATCCGATTGAACCCCGTCACCATGCGCATAGGGCGGCAAGAGATCACCGTCACCCCCACCATCGTTGACCGGGTTATCAGCTATTTTTCCCCCGAACGCGGCATCAACCGCCTGCGCGCCCGCACCCAGATGGCCATCGCCGGAGGCTACACCGGCGCCCGCCGTGATAGAAAGCAAACCTCCAGCTGGAACCCCGGCAACGGCGCCGCCGACACAGTCATCCTGCCCGACCTGCCCGACCTGCGCGACCGCACCCGCGACCTGGAGCGCAACTCGCCCCTGGCCGCCGGCGCCATCAACACCAAAGTCACCAACGTCGTCGGTACCGGCCTCAAACCGCGCGCCGCCATTGACCGCGACATCCTCTCCGGCCTCACCGAAGAACAGGCCGACGCCTGGGAGCGCGCCGCCGAACAGGAATTCCGGCTGGCCACCGGCTCCGATGATTTTGATATCGAAAGACAGTTTAATTTTGCCCAATCCCAGGACCCGGTATTCCGCTCCATGCTCTCCGCCGGAGATGTGTTTGTCAACCTCCCCCGCGTCGCCCGGCCCAACAACCCCTACAGCCTGCGCATCAACCTGATCGAAGCCGACCGCGTCTGCAATCCGGGCAACCGGCCGGACACCGAAACCCTGACCGCCGGAATCGAGAAAAACAGCGCCGGAGCCCCGATTCGCTACCACATCGCAAAATTCCACCCCGGCAACCAGCGCTACACCAAAAAACGCGAATGGCTGGCGCTCAACGTATTCGGCTCCGATGGCCGCCGCCTGGTGCTGCACATCTACCGCAAAAAGCGCATCGGCCAGACCCGTGGCGTACCCGACCTGGCCCCGGTCATCGAGTTATTGAAGCAGCTCAGCACCTACACCGACAACGAACTGCAGGCCGCCGTCGTCTCCTCCCTGCTGACGGTCGTCATAAAATCCAGCAACCCCAACCCCGAGCTGGTTGACCAGACCGAAAAAGCCAAAGAACGCATCGACACCGATGGCATCAAGCTCGGCTCCGGCTCGGTTATCGGCCTGTGGCCCGATGAAGACATCAGCATCGTGGATCCCAAACGCCCCAACGTTGCCGCCCAGGCATTTCTGCACGCCATGGCCGAACAGATCGGCGTTGCCCTGGAAATGCCCTTCGAAATACTGGTCAAGCACTTCACCTCCTCCTATTCCGCCGCCCAGGCCGCCCTGTTGGAATTCTGGCGCTACGTCCTGTCCTGCCGGTTCTGGCTGGCCGCCGATTACTGCCAGCCAATCTACGAAGCCGTCATCGCCGAAGCCGTCGCCCTGGGTCGCCTGGCCGCCCCCGGCTTTTTCACGGATCCGCTGGTCCGCATGGCCTACCTGGGCTGTGAATGGATCGGAGACGCCCGCGGTCACATCAACGAAGGCGTCGCCGTCGAAGCCGCCGCCAGCCGGGTGGAAAAAGGTTTCAGCACCAAGTCCCGCGAAACCGCCGCCCTGACCGGTGGTGATTGGGAGCGCGACGAACTCCAGCGGGCCAAAGAACAGAAAATTGAAGGGCCGCGCATCAAAGCCCAGGTGCACAACGAAACCCCGCCAGCGCCCGAACTGATCGACCCGAACGCGGATGATAAAAACGACCTGGAGGATTCAAAAGCATGAAAAACCTGCGCATCGCCGAGCTGATCTTTAATCGGCCGCTCATGATAGCAGAATCAAAGCTCAACCTGATCCTGCATGTCCTTGGCCCCCGCTTCAACCTGGATCTGGGCAGCGTCCCGGCCCAGCAGGCCGCTGTCTTTTCCGACCAGGACCGCCAGCGTTCCGGCTACAACGTCCAGGAAGGTGTCGCCACCATCGGAATTTACGGCCCGCTCATGCACCGCGTTCTGGCCGGAGAATTCCCCAGCGGCGGCCCCACCACCTACGGCGAAGTCCGGCGCTCATTTGACACAGCCCTGGCCGATGACGGCGTGTCAGCCGTCGTGCTGGAAATCGACAGCCCCGGTGGCATGGTCAGCGGCGCCTTTGACCTGGCCGATCACATCTACCAGTCACGCGCCATCAAACCCATCACCGCCATCGTCAACGAAAGCGCCTTCAGCGCTGGATATCTGCTGGCCTCCGCCGCTGAAAGAATCATCGTACCTCGCACCGGAGAAGTCGGAAGTATCGGCGTCATCGCTACCCACGCAGATTTTAGCAAGGCAGAATCCGCTGCCGGTATAACCGTCACCCACATCTATGCCGGGGCAAAAAAAGCCGACGGCTCGCCCCATCGCCCCCTGGGTGAAGAAGCCGCTGCCGACTGGCTGGCCTCGGTGCAATCCACGTACGACCTGTTTGTGGAAACCATCGCACGCAACCGCAATATGTCGGTCAACCAGGTCAGGGCTACCGAAGCGGCCATTTATAAAGCAAGTCAGGCCGTGGACATTGGCCTGGTTGATGAAGTATCCACCGCAGCAACCGGCCTGGCATCAGCCAGAGCCACAACAAAAAACAGAATCATAACCGCCTCGGCAGAGCCGATCGGAAAGGAGATGCACACAATGACACTCGAAGAATTAAAAACGAATCACCCCGACCTCTGCCAGGCTCTCATGGAGGCCGGACGCACCGCAGGCGCAGCCGCAGAACTGGCCCGCATCAAAGGCATCGAAGAAGCCTGCGCCATCCCCGGCCACGAACAACTGGTCGCCACCCTCAAATTCGACGGCCAGACCACCGCCGCCGACGCCGCCCTGCAGATCCTGTCGGCCGAAAAACAGATCCGGGCCGGAGCTCTGGCCGCCATGCAGCAAAGCGCCAACCAGGTCGTGCCCGCCGTCGAAACCAGCGCCACCGGCGAAACCGGCGAAGAATCAGCCCCGGCCGATGACGCCCCAGTCGAAGAACGCGCCGCCCACAATTGGAAGCGCGATCCCGGCCTCAAGGCCGAATTTACCAGCCAGGAAGCCTACACCGCTTTCATGCGCACACAGGAATCCGGGCGGACCCGCATTCTTAACAAATAATCACCCACAAAACCGCACCAATACAGGAGGCCCTGCATGACAACTCTCGCAAAAAACGTACCCCGCCCCGATGAACTGGGCACAATCGCCGAATATGCCGTCATCGCCAGCGACATCATCTATGAGGGCGCAGCCGTCGGGCTCGTAGCCGGAACCGGCCACGCCCGCCCCTTAGTCGGCGGCGATAAATTCGGCGGCTTCTGCCAGCGCCAGGCCGACAACTCCAGTGGTCTGGCCGCCGCCATCAACGTCCGCGCCAACCGCTCCGGCTGTGCGCAGCTGTCCGTATCCGGCGCCGTCATCACCGACCTCGGCCAGCCGGTCTACGCCACCGACGACGATACTTTTGTTTTCCTGCCCACCGGCGGCTCCTTTGTCGGCTTTGTGCGCCGCTTTGTCAGCGCCGGTGTCGTGATCGTCGAATACGACGTTGACAACTACAGCGACCCCTACGCCGGAAAACTGCTGGAGACCCTGTCCGCATCCACCAAAACCCTGGACGCACAGGACACCGGCAAAACCATTTTTGTCACGGTGGACAGCGTTGTCACCCTACCCGCCACCGCCACAGCCCTGGATGGCGTCAGCCTGGTCTGCATGGGGCCCTTTGGCACGGTCCAGATCAGCGCCAGCCCCAACGCCAGCGACAAGATCATGGGTCCCGACCTGGCCGGCACTGACGACAAAGATCTGATCAACACCAAGGCCACGGCGCGGCGGGGCGATTTTGTCACCCTGCGGGCCGGTCACACCGATGGCTACACCGTTGTCGGCATCAAGGGCACCTGGGCCAGCGAATAACACACATCAACCTTTTGAGGAGGATTACATTATGGGAGCAGAAAAACTAACCAGCAGGGCAGTCATGGGGATGTATTCCCTGGCGCTCGAACAACCGCCCAGCATCGGCTGGATTGCCCAGATTTCCAACGGCACACCCTACCCGTCCGACCAGGAAACCGAAGAATACGCCTGGCTCGGGCAGGTCCCCAGCATGCGCGAATGGATCGGCGGCCGACTGGCCAAGGGCCTCACCGACCAGAGCTATCGGATCCGCAACAAGGAATTCGAATCCACCATCGAATTTCTGGTCAAAGAGCTGCGGCGCGACAAAACCGGCCAGATTGCCACGCGGATCGGTGAACACGTCAACCGCGCCGACTCACACTGGGCGCAATTACTGACCACCCTGATCACCAACGGCAAATCCCAGGTTTGCTACGACGGTCAGTATTTTTTCGACACCGACCACACCGAAGGCGACAGTGGAAGCCAGAGCAACGACCTGACCTATGCCGCCGCCACCGGCACAGCCCCCACCGCCGCCGAAATGTCCGCCGCCATCTTCCAGGCCATCACCGCCATCCTGGGCTTCAAAGACGACACCGGCGAGCCGATGAATGACACGGCCAAGCAGTTTGTGGTCATGGTCCCCACGGCGCTGATGCAGGTCACGGCCTCGGCCCTGTCTGACACTATTATTGTGGACGGCAGCACCAGCCGCACCAACACCCTGGTCACCAACGGCAAATTCAGCATTTCCTTTGAGGTTAACCCGCGCCTGACCGACGCGACAGAGTTTTATGTTTTCCGCACCGATTGCCAGGTACCGCCCCTGATCCGTCAGGAAGAGGTCCCGGTCGAAGTCTCCGCCATCGCCGAAGGCTCCGAACTGGAATTCACGTCCAAAAAGCACCAGTACGGCCTCTACGCCAGCCGGGCCTGCGGATACGGTTTCTGGCAGTTCGCCTGCCTCACCACCTTCACCTAGCCGTTCGGATGATGAAGTAAAAACGCCGGAATCCCGGTTCCGGCGTTTTGTTCACCACCCGAGCACAAGGAGCCATCATGAAAACATTTGAAGTCATAGCCCGTGAAGGCGTCACCTTCCACAGCGGCATATTACTGCTGACCCCGGAACAAGCTAAAGCCCGACCCCGCGTGCTGATCCCCCTGGGCGACGATCTCTATGAGATCAAGCAGCCCACCCAGTTCAAACTGGGCGAAGTGCTTGGCTACGACGGGGATGTGAGTAAGGATATGCTGAAGTTTATTAAATCAGTACAGGTCACAATCCCCCATAAACTCACAAAGCCCCTGTTTACTTGGGCAGATGGCAATGTCAATGAAGCGTTGGCGCAGTGTTTTAAGGTGGAAATCCCCTTAGCTGCGAAAAATAAAAAAGCAGGTAAATAATGTTCTCCGACACCGATCTTGACGCAATCCTGGCCGCCACCGGAGAGGACATCACCATCACCCTCTCCGGTGTCACCATCAAAACCATCCAGGCCAAATTCCGGGAGGATTTTGAGGAATACGGCACAGAGGGTGTTATGGGCCTGCTCAAACCCGGCGCACTATTCAAACCCTCCGACTTAAACGGCGTCACCAACGACCACACCTACCTCATCCGGAACGTGGAATACCGCCGGGACGGCAAACCGCAACGCAAAAACGACGGCTTCATCCTCCAGAAGCTGGCAATAAAAACCTGACCCTGACCCTTGACCCTTGACCCATGACCCTGAATTCTTGACCCTGAATTCTTGACCCTTGGCCCTTGACCCCTGACCCTGATCTTGCCCTTGAGGTAAAAATGACCATCGCCGCCTCCATCAGCACGTACATCCTCACCAAACTGGCCGCCATTCGCCTGGGCAACACCGTCACCATGTTGTCGGGCGGCGTCTACGCGTTCAAAACCGACGGCGGCCAGCTGGTCGATCTGAATCTTGAATACACCGAACACCCCGACGACATGCCCCAGATCGTCCTGATCACCGGCGACAACAGCAGCTACATCGACGAGAGCTGCGAGCTCGGCACCGAAAACCACAGCCAGGAATACAGCATTGAGGGATTTATCGCAGATGAAAAAGACGGTTCCCAGGGCCAGCTCCTGGCCAACGACATCGCCGCCGCCATCAAATCAGATCCGTGGATGGGCGGGCTGATCAATATGCTGCAGGGCTTCAAGGTCGCCACCTCCACCCACGTCGGCGACGAAATATTCTCCATCGCCCAGATCAGTTTCTCAGCCGTCTACGTAGCGCCCTACGGGAGTGAATAACCATGGCCAGCACCCTCAACACCGCCCCGCTCTGGTTTCTGGTTTTTCTGGTCTCCGCTTTACTGGCGCTCGTCGGGATCATGGGCAAAGTTTTTTACGATATGTTTCGCCGTGACGCTGAAAAACGGGATGAACTGTTTGACAAACTATTCGAGTTGAACCGCTCCCACGAACAACGCCTGTCGCACCTCGAAGGCGAACACAACGCCCGCCGCATCGGTTACGGCCGCCGGGAAGGTGATGGTGATGAAGGATCATGCTAATGAAATTTCCCTTTGACGACATGCTCCCCACATACGAAATCAACAGCCCCCTGCGCCGCGCCGCCTTCATGGCCGAGACCCACCATGAATCCCAGGGTTTCACCCGCATCGAGGAAAACCTGAACTACGGCACCCAGGGGCTGATCAGAACCTGGCCGCAGCACTTCACCATCAAAAACGCCCCGACCTATGCCCACAAACCGCAGATGATCGCCAGCCGGGCCTATGCCAACCGCATGGGCAACGGCCCCGAATCCAGCGGCGACGGCTGGACCTTCCGCGGGCGCGGCCTGATCCAGATCACCGGCCGCGAAAACTACGACGCCTTTGCCGCCTTTAAGGGCATCTCACTGGCCGACGCCATCCTTTACCTGGGCACCGCCGACGGCGCATTGGAATCGGCCTGCTGGTTCTGGCAAACTCGCCGCCTCAACGCCTGGGCCGACCAGGGCGACATCGGCGCCATCACCAAACGCATCAACGGCGGCTACCACGGCCTGGAAGAGCGCGAACAACTGTACCAGCGGTACCTGAGCCATGGCTAAAGCCTGCAAATTTTGCCACTACATAAACGGCTGGATCTGTGACGACTTCCAGGACTGCATCGAATGTGGTCGCTGCAAACCAAAACCAAAGGAGCAACCCAATGTTAAAATTCCTCGTTGACCGTCTGAAGGAAAGATCCACCTGGCTGGGTATCATCACCATCATCACCGCCGCCGGTGTCGGCATCTCCCCCGAGCAGGCCGAAGCGATCGCCCTGGCCGGCGCAGCAATCGCCGGAGCCGTGGCCGTATTCACCGCCGACCCCGACCCTCTTAATAAATGATCACCGCCGTCCTGCAAATATGCGCAGGGCTGGGCGGGATCATAACATTGTGGCTGCGGGACTACTACAGCACCGAACGTGTGACGCAGCGGAATCAGGAGGCGGTAGATGAAGCGACCCAACGGGGACGGCGGGATTTGGTTAACGGCAATGCTGATGCTGTCTCTGCTCGTATTGACAGCCTGTGCAGCGGCCCCGGTGATAGTAATGCCGGAATCTCGGGCGGTACTGGTGGAGCCGGGCCAGACCGCACCGTTTCGCGGTTGGCTGGTTTCGGAATCCGGGTTGAGTAAATTATTGGAAGCGGCGGAAAAATGCAAGAGGAGTAGGTAACATGAAGTCACTCATAATCGCAGCACTGTTATTCATCATCACAACCATCCCCAGCCACGCCAGCACTGTCATTCTCCAGTGGGACGCCAACGTCGAAATCGACCTTGCAGGCTATCGCGTGTACCAGAAAATGGGGGCAGCAACATTGTCATTTACGCAAGTCCAGTCAATCCCCAAGGGCACACAGACCGTCACACTAAGTAACCTGGACGGCACAAAAGAGTATTTCTTCGCTGTTACAGCCTACAACACCAGCGATCAGGAGAGTGGTTATTCAAACATCGTTAAAGTTGCGCCGTTCCCCGTAGAGCCAAAGGGATTACGAGCAATCAGCATCAGGGTGAGTCCATAACATGGCAACGCGATTCGCACTGATAACGTGGGCAGGTCTGGGTAATACTGTGACATTCACCGATGCTGGCGATATTGTCAACTTCACAGCTCACGGTGCGCCTAATGGTCACGCTTTCCGGTTCACTGGTACGGGTACGCCTCCTACGTCATTTACAAAAGATACTGTGACATACTATCTGCGTCAAGGTGCTGATGCCGATAAATTCACAGTACACCCCACATCTGCCGATGCAATTGCAGGCACGAACCAGATAACTTTTGCCGGCACAGGATCAGGCACAAACCAAGTGGTCGGGGAGTATTGGGCTACTCTTGGCGCGATGGATAGAGCCCGCTACGGCACGCCAGGCAGCGAATACGTGTATAAGGGGTACAGTGCTGCCCTCACCGCCATGGCCCTGGCAGCAAACAGGGACATCACCACAGATTTGGTCTGCGAGATCCAGGGCAAATGGGTGGATCTGACGTACAACAGCGGCGAACTGTTCAATGGATACAAATCGGCCACGCTGACCACTACGATCAACGGGGTGCGGAGCGATGCCTTCCATGGCGGGGTTGTCGGGGCTGGCTATGTATACAAGATCGCTCGTGCCACCAACAGCAATATAGTACTCAGTCACCCGAACATAACTATCGACGGACTCGATATACAGAACACGGCAGCGCTCGCGGGTTATGGTGGAATAGCCGCCTCATTGACAACAGTTAACAGCACCATAAAAAACTGCTTGATTAAATCATCGACGGGTATCAAATTTTACGGCAGCAACACGAAAATATTCAACAACGTCATTTACGACTGTTCGGGTGAGGGAATAAATGAGGCTCCGGTACCGGTCGGCGCTATTATTGCATTCAACATTATCAAAAATTGTGCCAACGGTATTCTTGGAGGTACCTCGTCTGGACCTTCGTGGTCAGCGTATATCGGCAACATCATTACCGGCTGCACAACAAGAAACTGGCCGATCAAAAACAGCACTAATATTAACAACGGCAGATTCCAGGCATGGTACAATTTTGGAGACGCGGCTGTGGACATACGAACAGTTACGTTCTCTGCTGCCACAAATACCGTCAACTTTATCTCTCATGGGCATACGCTCAATACTCCGATCCTGTTTAAATCCGAAGCTGGGGCAATAATGCCTGCAGGATTGCTGGCGGACACCTGGTACTATACTCGTACTGTGACCGATGCCAACGCATTCACCCTGACCACAGCCCCAGCGGGAGCCGCAGACATAGATTTCACCACCGATGGTTCTGGAGCGATTACCTATTCACTTGTCTGGGACACCACCAATACCGCCAAATACCTGACCACTGCCGATTTCACGGACTACGTCAACAATGATTTTCGCCCGGCCTCCGGCACATCGCCCCACGTGGAGATCGTCCCCATCTCCGATGGTGACGGACTACCTCGCTATGACCTGCTTGATGCAGTTAGACCCAACTATGAGGCATCCAGTTATCCTGACAACAAGGCCACAGCCGGCCCGTTCGAATTCGACCACGACAACGGACTCGCCCCAACAACCGTCACTATCTCCATCACCGGCATGATCTCCGGCTCAATCCTGGCGATCTACAAAACCAGCGACATGAGCGAGATCGCCGCCCCGGCCAGCACAACCGGCTCATATTCAGCCAGCTACGCCTACACCGGCGACACCACCATTATTGTCCGTGTTCGCAAGGGCACCAGCGTTGGCAAATATCTGCCCTACGAATACGCCGGAACGATCACCAGCGTCGGTTTCAGCCTCAACGTTTCCCAAATTCTCGACCCCATAGCATAGGAGCATCCCATGGCCATCTCCGACGATTTCGCCCTCAATTACACAACAAAGAAGATCAGCCATGCCAGCGGCACCACCCGCTACACGGTCAACGCCCTCTACTCCTGGCTGATGGATCTGTTCGATGACGCTGGCCAGATGGATGATACGGTGCCGATAGCAGCATCAACACCCACGGAATACGCGCTCATCAACGGATGGACGTTCAACGCTGACAGCGACCTGGACTACCTTTACGGTGGCTCGATAGTAATTGGCACGACCATCTGGGCGAACTTCTACACCCTGGGCACTATCGTCGGAACATCCGTTGTGTACTGGATGCAAAACGGTGTTGCTGTTGCAGCTCATGCCGGCTACACCACCGGCCACATTGACCAGCTTATTAAGGTAACTAATGCAGGGACGGACATAGACAGTAAAAAGGTCACCGCGTTCATTCGTAACCTCGGTGATTCTTATGACCACTTCCAGGTAACTGCGACAGCAACCGGTGGCCGCAACCCGATCCCGCTCGCCACGTCCACCGATACCAATGACAGTTCAGCCACAGCCACGGATGGCGGCATCACGATCACGTTCAGTACCACCAACCACGACACCGGCATTGGCGGCTCGCAACCCTACGCGGTTGTGGTGGACGGCAACGGCGCTACCTGCGCCAATCTTTACAAGTATCTCAAATACCGGACGCGCAGGCAGAACACGGCAGCTATCGGTACGGGCAATACAACACTGGGCGAGTTCTATCAACAGGCAACCGGAGTGGTAGCAGTCAAGTCAGCCCCCTTCGGCACGTTTGCCGGTGGCAAGTTTTTCGGGGCTGTTGGTGTTTGGGTTACAAACGTCAGCGATCAGAACAACATTGCCGAACTCTACGATACCAACGGCGTCAAGCGCACATTCCCCGTAACCATCGGAGTATCTGTTACTGGCGTTGTGAGTGGTGACAGGGTACTTGTAGCCAGATCGTCAGCGGGTGTGGTCAACAAAGCGCAGTTCACCATTGCCAGTGTGAGCAGCTCAACCATAGTAGCGACCACCGACATACCGAGTGATATACCGCAGACAGGGTTTATCAGGGTGGGGGACACGCAGTTCGCCTATACCAGTTGGACTACCCGCACGTTCCAGGTGACGGCAACCGCAGTCGGACAGACAGGTAATTTCTACGTTCCACTGATCGACGCAACCGCCTCAGGCACATCTATCGCAGCCCCATCAATCACCTATTTTGCCGATTTCGATGTTATCGCACGCGTGCGGAAAAAAGGCATTCTCCCGTTTGAGAATACCGGCACTGTGGGGAGCACCGGCTTAACGATATCAGCCATCAGGACAACCGACACCATTGCAGTGTAACCGATGATTTACGCCTACGATTTCACAAATAAACTCATCGGTATACCGGAGTCACTGGCAAACGTGTCAGTCGTCGGACTGCTCTCCGATATCAGGGACGCTGAAGCCACGGCACAGGGGATAGTGTATGGACAAATTGCTGGAGCCAGCGGCGGTGAATCACTCGGGGGAGCCGTCAGTGTTGGTGTCACCGTCAACCTACTGGACGATTGGCAGGTTCAATTTGCAGCCGGAAATTACATCGCCAAAATCGCAGGCGGAAACCTCGTTGGAGGACTCGCGGGAGATCCCGTAGCCTATTCCATGGGAGTACAGGTATTGCTCCTGCAATCAGCGGCAAGCACGGTCGTTACGAACAGCACGGGCAGCGGTCTGTCAGTCGAGCAGGACGCCACGTTAACGGCTACGCTCCAGGCAGCGCAAGCGGCTCACGTCCAATCAACCAAGGGCCGCAAGATGCAGACCAACAAGGCCATCATTTCAGGCGACGGCCTCTCAGTTAGCATCTACGAAGACGACGGCACAACGCTACTACACACGTTCTCAGTCAGCTCCGACAAGAACACCCGCACGCCGGTATGAACATTTACCCCGCCTGGCTGAGCGGCAACGGCGTTTATCCGGCTTGGTTGGGGCTGGTCGGAACACAGATAGCCGGGGATGTCTTTATTCTGCGCAGCGAGCGCCGTTTGCTCAAAATGGACTATGATTTTCGGTTGCTGATGTTGGCGGACGAATTCAGTCTACTGCTGTTGGATCAGGAACACCGGCTGCCGCTTTTGGCTCCCGAGTCGCGGAAATTGGTATTGGCCCGGGAAGAAAGAATCCAGCGGGCGCCCGAGGAGCAACCATGAATCCATTCGTCGCAAAACCCGGAGAAACCATCAGGGGCATAGGTTTTGATTTTGCCACCCGACTGGCCGCCGGCGAAACCATCGCATCCTCCATTATCACCGCCGACAGCGGCCTGACGGTGGATAGCACATCCAATTCGTCCGCTATTGCGCTGGCAAATATATCCATAGCAGCCAACCAGGCCGACGCGGACCTGAACATCAGCTACACCGTCACCGGTTCGGCTGGATCAGTCCGCAAAGCCACCCGCATCGTTTGGATTAGGGCGCAATCAGAATAAAAACCAGGCACGGGGCACAAGGAGAAACCAGGCACGGGGACAGGCCTTAAGCCTCAAACCTCGAACCTGCCTTTAACCTCGAACCCAAAACAAAAGGAGGCCCACCATGGCCGGAGTATCAGGATCAGAACTAAAATTCGCAGCAAAAAAAGCATCCGCCTGGGGCACCGCCGTTGCCTGCGGCGCCGCCGACGGCTTCCTTTCCCTGGCCACGGGCATCAAGCGTGACGCCGAAGTCCTCAGCGACGACTCCCTGGGCCAGTACTTCATCGCCGGAGCCACCCCTGGAGCCGTTAAAGTCGAAGGGGCCATCCCGCGCTACCTGCGCTACGATGGCGACGACCTGTTCCTGGCGCTGTTCATGGGTACCGCCGGGGTACCGTCCGTCAACAGCGGCTACGCCTCGGCCTATGACTACGTCTATGACTGGGCCGTCAACACCGACGGGCTGTTCGCCACTTTCTGCAAGCACATGAAAAACTACATCGCCGAAGTCGCCAGCCTGAAAATTACCGGCTTCACCATCAAAGGCGAAACCGGCAAGCCGCTGCAGATCAGCTATGACGCCATCGGCAACGACGTCATCACCACCAGCGTCACCAACACAACCACCACCTTCGGCAACGTCACCATTGCCGAGACCGGCAACCGCCTGAACTTTGGCCAGGGCGTATTCCGCATGAATGACGCCTCGGGCATCGCCCTGGGTTCCAGTCATGTCATCGCCCCCAGCTCGTTTGAGCTGACCGTCAAGCGCAAACTGACCGGCGTCTATGGAGCCTACAAAACCGCCTTTGCCGGTAACGCCCAGGACGTGATCGACGAACCGACCAACGACGGCCAGCCCGAAATCACCCTCAAGCTGGAATTCCCGCGCCACAGCGCCGTTACCCGCCTGGACGAGCTGGGCAACGACACCCGTAAAAAATGCGACATCGTCTTCACCGGCGCCCTGATCGGCGGCACCGCTAATAAAACATTCCGGTTGCAGTTCCCGCACCTGATGATGAAATCCGTGGACGTCGCCGACGCCAGCGGCATCATCAAAGAACCAGTCGAGTACCTGGTACTGCCCGCCACCGCCGCCCCCACCGGCATGACCGGCATCACCAACCCGTTCCGGATCTCGGGGACGAATAGCCGCAGTACGAATCCTCTCGCATAACATCAGGCACGAGGACAGGCCTTAAGTAGGGGCGAAGCAAGTTTCATCTGCTTCGCCCGCCTCTGGTCTCCGTGGCAAAAGGGCGAAGCAGATTAAGCGCTTGCTTCGCCCCTACAGGTGTAAACGGTAAATTAACATTTACCAGCTCCCCAAGGTTCGTGGTTCAAGGTTCTTGGTTGAAACCTTGAACCACGAACCAAGAACCTTGAACTAAAATTCCGGAGGAATTTTTATGGACATATCGGTCTTGAAAAAAAAATCCCTGCGCGTCTGGGTGCCGTTTGTCGGCGATACGCGCATCCAGGTCCGGTTTGTTTCTCGGACCGAGATACAGGCAATATCCGACCTATGCACAACCAACAACCTGGTAGATTCCAAGCTCGAAGAAAAATTCGACAACGCAAAATTCAACGATGAAATTTGCAAACTGGCTGTGACCGATCTGGAAAATTTCGACGATGACGGGCAGCCGTTCCCCTGCACACCCGCCAACGTGCTCTTTCTGGCCAAGGAATCCAGTCTGTTTGTCACCACTGTCCGGAGTACCTGCACCGACCTGGAGAAGCTTCTGAAAATCCAAACCGAGGAGCTGAAAAAAAACTCCGGGGACACCTCGCCGCCCGCCTCGACTATCCAGGCGTAAACTGCCAAGACTGTTTCGATGCCAGGGATGTTGACAACATCAGCCCTGGCTGCCAGACAGAGGCGGGGTGTCTGATACCCAACTTGACTTTACCGGCACAGCGGGCCGTGGAAATCCATAGCCGCCTGTTGTCGCTAAAAGAACTGAACATCGGGCAACATATCTGCAACCTGTACCAGGTCGATGAAACTGACTTGGAGATGCTATCCGAAATTGAAACCGCCTTGCGCGAGTTTTCACAACCATCACAAGGGGTCCACGATGGCGACTGATCTGAAATGGATATTGAGCGCTGACGATAAGGCATCCTCTGTCTTCGACAAGCTAAAACAGAATGCCACACGGGCCACGGATGGCGTCAGCCAGGCGTTAACGACGGTGGGGACCAGTGCCGGCAAGTTGTTTGGCGTGCTGGCTGGTCTGGCCGGGGTTGCTTCTCTCGGAGAGCTGGTCAAAGGTTCCATCGATGCTGCCGATAACCTGTCCAAGATGTCCCAAAAAGTGGGTGTCGCCATCGATCAGTTATCCGGCATGGCTTATGCCGCCGAGCTGGCCGACGTATCTGTTGAACAGCTTGGAAAGGGCATGGGCAAGTTGGCCAAAGCCATGTATGAGGCGGCTGGTGATAGCAATAGCGGCCCCGCTAAAACTTTCCAGGTGCTGGGGGTTTCTGTTACCGATGCCGCCGGGAAAATCCGCGACACCGAAGCGGTAATGATGGACCTGGCTGATCGATTCGCGGGGATGGATGACGGCGCAGCAAAGACGGCGCTTTCAATGGAAGTGTTCGGTAAGGCCGGAGCCGACCTGATACCGCTTCTTAATTCCGGAAAAAAGGGTATCCAGGAGGCTGCCGACGAGGCCAGGCGCTTCGGGAAGGTGCTTTCGGAGGAGGCGGGGAAACAGGCTGAAGAGTTTAACGATAATCTGACCCGGCTCAAATCCCAGATAACTGGTATGGCAATTACAATTGCAAACGAATTATTGCCGGAAATCAACGAGTTAGTAGATACATTTGCCAAGGAAGGTGCAGGTGGCGCCAAGATGTTTGCGGGTGGCATCAGGGATGTAAAGGAAAATCTTGATGTTCTTGTTTTCGGGATGGAGATTTTTGCTGTCGCAAAAACAGCCAGTATGGTAGCTAGCCTTGGGTCTATGACTAGTGGTTTTGCCGGTTTGGCTGCCATGATCGGAACGGCAAACGTGGCGCTGGCGGCTAATCCGGTGATGGCCGCAGCCCTGTTAGGGACGGGCGTATATTACGCAACTAAACAGGCGGACAAGGGGGTTTACGGTCTGACCGGTGTTGATATGTCCGGCATGAATAGACCAGCTGAAGAGATGGCAATTGCTCAGATGGAGCTGGATAAAAATACCACAACCTTAAATAAAAAAATTACCGAGCTGGGATTTTCGTCCTGGAAGGAATTCGAAAAGGCCCAGAAGGCTGGCAAGGTTGTTTTCGACACCATGAGCAGCGCCTGGAAGTTAAAAACAGAGAATGCTCCATCTGTAAACACCGACAAAGAAATCGACCAACAAAACCGCTTCGTTGAGGCGTTCAACGCAAAACTCCAGGCAATTGAAGAAGGCGACCCGACGTTGAGCGCCCATGAAAAAGCGCTGCTGAAAGTCCACGACGAATACGAAAAACTGATCGAACAATATCCAAAGGAAGCCGCTAAGCTTAAAGAACTGGAAGCCTACCACACCCAGGAACTGACCAAACGCCAGGAGCAGGCCGACGCGATTAAGGCCACGTCAGAGGCGTTCAAGGACTATTTGCGGCTGGCCGAAGAAGAGCCGCCGCAACATAACCGGGCCGGGGAAATGTCGCTACGGTGGGAAGAAGAAAATAAGTGGCTGGCCTCTTTGCAGCCGACCGCCGGTACCGATGCCCTGAATGACCAGTTAAAGACACTGGGAAACATGCTCGAAGACATGCCGGAAAAGGCTGATGCCATCGCCATGGCCATGGCCGCACTTAAAAAGCCCGGAGAGGACGCTGCTCAGGCTTTTAAACTGGCCGCCAAAGCTGCGCAGGATGAGGTTGACGCACTGCTCGGCAAGGACACTGCGCTGATCAAAGCCGAACAGGATCTGGCTGCAGGGATTGAGAAGGAAACCAGGTTGCAGCATGATTTGGCTTTGGCCTGGAAAACCACTGACGTTATCGCTATCGATAGTCTGACACGTCAAAAAATATCCCAGGATGCGCTGAACGCGTCCAAGCAAAAACAGTTGGATGATATGTATCGTTTGAAAACGTTGTCTGGCGAGATTGTCGGCTTCAATAATGGGATTCCGATTTTCAAGGATTCCTATGCCAATGAACAGGCCATGACCGGCTACACATCAAATGCTGCTCTTTTGGCAGGGAACAACCCGTCTTCTGGTTCCGGTGGCTTCAATCTTGGCATTAAATATACCGACGCCAACGGCAACCCGCTTAAAGAATACGCCAGCGGCACCCCCTATGTGCCCCGCACTGGCCTGGCCGTGGTCCATAAGGGCGAACGGATTATCACCGCAGCCGACAACGCGCGGGGTGGTTCCGGCGTCACGGTACAAGGGGGTATCAATGTCTCCATCACCTCCTCCGGTAATAGCCAGATGGATGCCGACGCCATTGCCCGGCAGATTGTTCCCAGCCTCAAAAAATACCTGGGCAGGTCACTGTGACAAATCCCAGCACTTACATAGATGACGGCTATTTTGAGGACGGCTATGTTTTTAACCCCTGTCCCCAGGCGCTGATCTCCGGATCCACCCGCGTCAACCTGCGCGGGCCCAACACCATGACGGGCTCCGTACGCCTGCTGCAGCCGGGCGAATACAGCACCGGCTGGGCCAGGATCGGTTATGCGCCGCGCGCCATCATCCACACCATGGTATTGGGTTACAATCGCATGTCCGAGGGCGAAAAGAATGATCTTGACGCTCTCTTTGATGTGGTTGACTTTTCAGCTACCCAGCAATTCATGTACACCAACACCGGCGATGAGTTCCCGATTTACTTTGAGGCGCCGCAGATCAGCTTTGAAGAATCCAGTTATGGCTGTTATCGCAGCACGATTTCCCTATGGGCCGCGCAAACGTTTTTTCCCGCCCCGGCTGTACCGGTCACCATATCGGCACTGCTCAGCGCCGCCCATTATCCGGCCCCGGTCACCCGCGCCAAAAAACAGCCCCGCACCCGGCTGTCGGACGGCTCTGTAGTCGTCTACAACAAGAGCACTATCACCCGCACCACCCGCACGCTCAGCCTGGTGCGCATCAGCGCCGATGATCTGGGCTCATTGATCGCGCATTTTATCAGTGTTGACGGTGTTAAAACCTGGTGGACATGGACATCGACTCCATCAGTTTTGGTCGAAGAGGGCACCACAAACCAGATGTACAACCCGACCGCAGCCACCACCGACGGATGGTATACATATTCAGGGCAAAGCTCAACTGTCACGCTGCTACCGGGTACGCCCCCCAGTGGTGTGACGGCTGCATTGTCATCGTTGGTGACCGCCACAAATTGTTATGTGTGGCAAATGAAAGCAATGTTCACCTATACCCATACCTATTCAGTGTGGGTATATGTGATATCAACCGTGGGTCCCGGAAAAGCAAAATTAGCAGCCTGGACTCCTGGCGCTGGTCCGCTATTGCCGTTCGCGGCGACGGATATTGTAGAACGTGATCAGTGGGTGCGCAAAAGTCTTACATTTATTCCACCGGTAGGAATATATGCGATTGAGATTGGTGTGGGGCTGTCCGGTGCGACTGCGGGCGATTATATTTTGTCGTGTAACCATCAGTTAGAGGAAAAATCCACAGCAACCTCATTTGTTGTCGGTACCCGTCCGGATAGCTACACCACCGCCGTCACCAGCACCTGCAGATATGCCACATCAGAATTGACCTGGCAGCGCTCCCACGGCAACACCAGCCGCTATGATGTTCAGGTAGCGGTGGAGGAAGATCTGTGAAAACATTCCCGACCTCATTTACCACGGAAAAAAACCGCACCAACGGCCCGCAACCGATCTGGATCCTGCGGCTGACCGTGGCCGGTACAGATTATTGGCTCTGTGACAACGCCATTACCATCGCCGCTTTCGCCGATTCGGCTGTGTGGCCGCAAAGCACCGCCATCAATACCCTGGCCTGGGTCAAATCCTGGGGCACGATCCAGGAAGGGATTTCCGGCGCCCTGGGTGAATTCCATGTCGCGGATTTCAGTATCGAAGCCCTGATCGACCCGGACGCCGATCCCAACCTGGAAACCCTGATCACCAGCTCCACCCTGGAGCAATCACCGCTGGAACTGTACGAATGGTTTTATGATTGCGCCGACCCGCCCCAGCGCATATTCAAGGGCCGCATCCGAGACGTGGGAAACCTGACCGACACCACCGTCAGCCTGTCCATCCAGGACGAATCGATCCTGCTGGAAAAATGCTTCATCGGCACAAAAGTCTCCAATGAAAATCACCCCTCGGCCCTGCCTGCGGACGTGGGCAAAATCATCCCCATACCCTGCGGCGCGGTCGCAAAGCTGCCCGGTATCTGTGTGGACGCGGGCTGGGTCACCACCCTGATGTATAATGTTTTGGCGTCCGACACCAGCCTGTATGTCAGCGAGCTGCCTGCCGATTCCGTGGTGGGGTTGACGATTTACATCGATTCCGAACAGCTCCTGATTACCGTGGCAAATACCACCAGCAAACTGTTGACCGTGACGCGCGGATATAACAGCACGGTTGCCGCCGAACACTCGCAGGGCGCGCTGGTGCTGGAAAAAAAGTCCACGCCGCTGGTGTTCCTGTTCGGCGCTGTCCCGGTCACCACCATGGGCACGATCTACGCCCGCTTCCAGACGCTGGATGTGGATATCACCGCCGAATGCACCCGCTACACCGGCGCCACAGGAAACCAGTTGAGCGGCTATGATGGCCAGGCCGCCGTCACCATCGCCACCACCCCGGCCATCATCAACGCCATTACCCTGGCCCTGGAAAATAACCTGAACCTCTCCCAGGGCAATCACAACCACCCCGCATCCGTGGCCTACACTGATATCAGTTTCCAGGCCCACACCATCGAAAGCACCTCATCATTCACGTCCGATGTTTCCGGAGCCAGTCTGGACTGGGCGGTTTTATACGACGGAAACGAAAACAGCTTTTATTGCGGCAACGGCGGCTATGTGTCCTACCGTCACACCAGTGATATCACCAGCAGCGCCACGCCGCTCCAGGTGCGTGTGGCGCTGCTGTATTCCGTCCAGGCCTACGACGGCTACCCCTCGGGGTTGGCAAAAATCTACATCAACGGCACGCTGGTGGAAAATTGGTATACCGGCAACACAAACCTGTCCAAGGGTTGGAGGTATTCCGGCTGGCATACCATTTCCTCCTGGAATGACCTGGAAAATTCCGGGACCAAGGTGCTGCTGGAATCCTATTCGCGCGGCTATTTCTACGAAGGAAAATGGGAGGTGCAAACCGGCGCAGCCTCCACCTATTCGGCCGCCTCCGGGGTGGCGCTTACCGGAGATCTGGCCCTGGTGGGAAACAGCACCGCCAGCGCCATAAGCATCGACGCGCTGCTGTGTGACGTCACCAACACCAACCTGCGCGCCTTGCCCGACATGACCGCCTGGCTGCTGTCCCAGGCCGGATTAAGCGCCACCATCCAGGTGCAGGGCGCCCTGCCGTCCACCTATCTGTTGAACGGGGCCATCACCGAATACCAGTCTGCGCTCTACTGGCTGAACCTGCTGGCGTTCCAACTGGGCTGCTGGTTCGCAATCAGCAACGGCCTGGCAAAAATAATCGTCCGGCCCATCACCGGCAGCGCCAAAACCATCCCGGCCTGTCTGATCGACGACAACGGCTACCGCCAGCTGACCCGCTCAAAAACCGACATTGCCGATATTCTCAACACCATCACCGTCCACTATGACCGCGACTGGACCCAGTCCAAAGCCGACACCGCCTACAAAAAAACCCATGACACAGCGGACGCCACCTCCCAGGCCACCTACGGCATCCAGGAGCGCCCCGAGCTGCACCAGTTCGACTTTATCACCTCGCCCACCATGGCCGCCGCCATCGCCGCCCTGTACCTGTCCGAAAACAAGGACCGGCGCTGGAAAGCCGAGTTTGTGGTACCGCTAATGCACTCCGAGCTGGAATTCGGCGACCCGGTCACCCTGGGATTCCTGGCCGATGTGGTGGGGGTTGTCATCGCCGCCGGACATGCGCCCGGCAATTTCGATACGCAGGACTCAATCAAACTGACCGTCAAATATTAGACTGGAGACACCATGGCAACAACAATCACCACCCGCAGCGGCAAGGGCTCCGCGCTTACCTGGCAGGAGATGGACGGAAATTTTAACAATATTCGCACCCGTCTGGACAACGATCTGGAGCTGCGTTTGCAAGCAGTCGAAGCCGGGCAAAATAGTTCTGCGTTGGGATACACCACCAAGGCGCTGTTGGACGCCGATTTGGCCCATGTGGCCGGTACCATGGCTGTTGTCACCAACGACGCCACTGCCGACAACAACACCTACTGGATCAAACTGGGCGGCAGCGGTTCCGGCAGCTGGCAAAAATCAGCCGTCAGCGCCTTTCTGCCCTATTATTCCAGCCGCCAGTTCACAACCCTAGCCCAGGCGATTACGGCGATCGGCAACAGCAACACCACGGTGCTGCGGATGTCCTCATCGCTGACGGTCACTGATGGCGATACAGTCCCGGCCAACATATCAATATTAGTGGATAACGGCGGGATGTTCGTGGGCAGCGGAACGGAAGATTTGACGATTAATGGGCCGTTTCATTCCGGCCAGCATCAGGCGTTTAGTGCTGTCGGCGCGCTAATATTTTCATCGGCCACGCGCGACATAAGCCCGTCCTGGTTTTACGATGGATCCGGAAACTGGGCGCCCGCGATCAACAAGGCGATTAATAGCGCCACCACGGTTCAGCGGGTGATTTTACCCGCTGGAACTTTGCCGGTTTACGGCTCCGGTACTGAGTTGATCCTTTATGATCGCATGGTGCACCTGGAGGGCGCCGGTAAATCATCAACTATATTGCAGGTCGCAGCATCTGTGGGAAACACCACTGATGTGCTTCGCATCAGCCCCGACATGGGTGGATATGGTTACGGCGTCGGCGCCCACTTGTCTGATTTTTCGATTCTCCCTGCCAGCGGGACCCCGGCCCGCCATGCAGTATATTTGGATACGATGTCTGCAGCACAGATAATAAACGACGCGCTGATTGAATCGTTGCGCATCGGTCAATTTGGTGGGAATGGCATATATCAGTCTCAACACGCAACCGATCCGGACGGTTTTTTTTCATCGACAATCAGAAATAATTTTATTTATGGCGGCATTAGCCTTAACCGTGCAGGTGACACGTTACGGATTGAAAATAATGTGATGCTGGGGACAAATTACGGGATCTATGCAGACTTGGTATCTGGCGCAAATATCCTGAATATTGTAGGGAATGTCATAGTTTCAAATGGTGGTGGTGTATATATTTACAATGCTGGCATGGTTCTGATTGACGGCAATCAATTTGAACAACAGATTAATTCCACCGGCACGGATCGCGCGCTGGTAGTCATAAAAGGCGCATCGGCAGGGATCTCAAAAACACGCATATCAAATAATAAATTTAATTTACCTGCTACACTGGTGGATACCGGCCTGATTTTAGACAACGCAGTCGGGGCAGTAGTAGAAAACAACATATTTACCCCAGGTGTCTCAACCCAGTGCATGATCCGAATAACCGCCAGTGGAGTAGGCAACGCTATCGGTGATAACATGATTGATACAGGCGGTTCCCCGTTGTACAACTCCTGGCGGACTGCATTGCGGAACACAACATATATCCAGGATGGTGGGAAAGGGACCGTAGGTATACGTAGGCCATTATCATTACTGAATTCCTGGGCCAATATGGCTGGCAGCACGGTCGCAATCGAAAAAATCGACAACAACACCGTTACCCTGACCGGTATATGTACGGCTGGCAATAAAACCAACGGTATCCAGGTGACCACCATCCCTGCTGGATTTATACCGGAGGGGAATGTGATATTTTCAGTGCTCTCGTACAATTCAGTTAATGGGTATGTCCCTGTGCAGTTTGTAATTGATCCAAATACTGGTAACGCGACTCTTCAGGGGATAGGCGCTAATACCGTCCGTGTTTTTTTTGAAAATGTTACGTGGAAAATATTTTATTGATTGACTTGGATTGGATTAACATCACGCGAGTCATTAATACCGTAAAGAGCAACATGTTTAACTGCAGGGTCAAACGTCAACGTCAATCTGGAGGGGATTGTATTCAGGCCGGAATAACTATAGGAGAGATGTAGCTAACCCCTCCAAATAATCCGCCCAGGTCTGCATCATCGCACGGCGCTCCACCAGGTGCGCCGTGCGGTTATAGGCTCGGCCATTGGGATCACGCACCGCATGGGCCAGCTGGTGCTCTATGAAATCCGGCCGCACATTCAATACCTCATCCAGAATCGTCCGCGCCATGGCCCGGAAGCCATGCCCCACGATCTCCGTTTTGTCAAAACCCATCCGCCGCAGCGCCGCATTGACCGCATTATCCGACATACAGCGCAACGCTGACCGGTGGCAGGGGAACACAAACGCGCTGTTGCCCGTCAAGGGCCGCAGATCGCCCAGGATCGCCAAAGCCTGCCTGGGCAAGGGCACGGTATGGGCTATTTTCATTTTCATGCGCTCAGCCGGTATATTCCACTCCCCATTTATAAAATCAAACTCCGCCCAGCGCGCCGCCCGCAACTCCCCCGGCCGCACAAACAACATCGGAGCCAGCTGTAAAGCGCACTTGACCACAAACGAGCCCTGATAGCCATCAATCGCCCGCAACAGCGGAGCAACCAGCGCCGGATCAGTCGGCGCCGCTCGGTGCGTCACCCGATTGGGCGGCAGCGCCCCGCGCAGATCCACCGTCACATCCCGCAGCGCCCGACCCGACGCCACCGCATAGCGCATCACCTGGCCGCACTCCACCCGCACCCGGTGGGCAGTATCCAAAATCCCGCGCCCCTCCAGCCGCCGCAGCACCGACAACACCTCCATCGCCGTAATCTCCCCCACCGGACGCGACCCGATCCACGGAAAAACATTCTGTTCCAATCTGGCCAGCTTGTTCTCGGCATGGCGCTGCACCCAGGTCGCCGCAAACTTCCCATGCCACTCCCGCGCCACCGCCTCAAACGAATCCGACTCCGCCCCCGTGCGCCGCTTAATCCTCCGCGCCACCCCCGGATCCACCCCGCAAGCCAACCCCTTGCGCGCCGCCTCCCGACGTTCCCGCGCCTCGGCCAGCGAAACCTCCGGATAAATCCCCAACGCCAGCGTTTTGCGCAACCCCTCGAAGCGATAATCCATCCGCCACAACTTCCCACCCGAAGGAGTCACCAACAAAAACATCCCGCCACCATCGGCGATTTTATAATCCTTTTCCCTGGCCTTAGCCTTCCTCACCTGTGTTTCAGACAAAGGCGCAATCCGTCTCGGCATGATTTTTACCCCCCTTTGACGGTATTCCATTTTTCCCAGCACAAACATACCGTCAAAACACCGTCAAACTTTATAGACTAGCTTAGATTGATTTAGACAATACCACAACAAAAGAAACAAAAAAAGCCCCATTTTCAGGGGCTTATGTACTGCTTAGGACTTGCTTATAATGTTAATTGGTACCAGAGGTCACTGTTTAACGCAAGCGTTAATATATGATTTTAATACACTTTTTCAATACCATAAATGACAGAATACCGTCAAAAGAACCGCCAAAACGTTAACCATGATTCCACCATGCCCCTGCTCGGGCTCGAATATATATTCCTATCCCGATTACAAATAATATACCGCTGACGCCCATTGCTCCTGGCGATTCTCCCCCGGCCCCGGCTACGCAGCCCATGAAGCTGAGCAGGAAACAGCCCCAGGCATAAAGATACAGCTGTTTCCACTTTTTGCCCGTTTTCTCAATCTGGATGGGCTTGTCGTTTTGGTGGCCATGATGGTGGTGAACTTCGGTGACGTGCTGGACAATGGGCTGTCGGATCGGTTGTGTGTGATTTGTGGCTGGGGGTGGTGTGATGGTTGCTGGCGCACCGCACATGGGACACTTGCTGGCGCCGTATGGTATCGGGGTGTCACATCCTGCGCATTGTTGGGCCACAATTCACCTCCAGGTTATTTTTTTACGATTGATCTTGATATCCTGAGTATTGCTGTTTGATTCATACGCCCCATGTTCCGGTATGCATCGATCAGTTGTCGCTCTTCTGTGGTCAATCCTTCAGTTTCTATGCCCTGTATACCTGATTCCTGACCAGTGAGCAACCAATCTATGGACACTCCGCCCAGTTTGGATAACTGGATCAGTGATTCAATGCTGGGGTATGTGTCGCCGAGCTCGTAGCCGGATATCGTTTGTTTGCTGTGGCGGATCGCTTTTGCCATTTCGAGCTGCGTCATTCCCAACTTTGACCGGACCTGGCGGATTTTGTTGCCGATGGTTTTTTTTATATTCATGTGGGCAAGGTAGCACCACATAAAAATAATACAATAAAATCCAATTTATAACGAGTACGGTTTTACCGGACATTTATGTCATAAAAAGATTCGGAATCTACCAGGCATTGATCAATGTTGTCTATTTTCCACCTTTTTTGTGTTTTGTGGTAGCCGTTTTCGGGCGGTTTTTCCAGGTGATCGAGCAGATCCAAGATCAATTTTGTTTTTACCGTGTCGTCTGAAAATCGTCTGAACTTTTCGACGACTAATCGTTCGGTGGGTGATAGATTGTCCGGCGACACCATGTCCGCAATTATTTTTTCTTCACGAATATGGAGTACTGTTCTAAGCTCCGCTGATGAAAATCCTAACTCCTGGCTCATGATGAGAAGTGTTTTCAGGTCGATGTGTTCATCTTTGTTGAGGCATTTACCCCAAGTTTGTGCGGATAATTGACTATTTGTACAGCGAACAAATTTCGCAATACTGGGAATTCTTAGTGCCTTGAATTTGGTGCGAATCAAATCGTTTTCCGTCATTTATCTCGTTGGTGTTTTTTGTGTAAGCGGCTCTGAGATTATGGCGAAGCGCAATTATTAGAGTTATTGACGTTTGTTTTCTGGTTGTATATCTAAGCGATAGACGATTATGAAACGGAGGTTGTTATGATAATTTCTGCGCCTGGTGATGATGATATATTTAATGGTCTGCTTTCATCTTTCGGAGCATCTGAACTGCTAAGAGTTTTTGGTCAGGTGAAAGCGACTGCCATTCCTGGTAGGCCAGCTGATCTTCAAGAGATCGCCCAAAGTTTTGCGGCAATTCGTTGACCTGTTCCCCTGTGTTTGCCTTTGTATCCGCGTAAAAAACATCTTCCGGGCTTGATTCTGGTGTATTGACCAGATCTACGCCCAAATATCTGCAGATGGATATCAGTTTTTCCCCACCTAATACGGTTTTCCCGTTTTCAAATTCACTCAAATGACCAGCAGAAACACCGCAATTGTCCGACAGTTGTTTTAGCGTAATTTTCTTAATTTTACGTTCATGTCGAATTATTTCTGAAATTTTGTTTGACATAGTATTTTTGCCTTGACAGTTTCGATATATCGGATATATTGGTTTTCAGGATTTACAGTGTTTTACATCTTACGCTTTCAAGAAAAAAAACACTACATAATCAAACATACCAAGAAATAAGAGTTTTTCAAGGTCTGTTGAAAATTAATGTAACAAATGGCGCACGTTCTAATCAAGCGCAAAATGTACACATTAAGAGTTGGGGGAAGAATGAAGCGAAAGCCTAAAGAATTATGTGTGCCACTGACGATTGATGCGCCTGCTACCCACGCTATGGTTTTGGCGCATGAGAAGTCAGTAAGCCAATACGCGCGCCGGTATAAGCGCATGGCGGCGTCTACCCTGGCAATGATTCTGCGTGATAAGTACCCGAAGTCGGAGCGCAGGAAGTCGAAGTTCCAGGTGGTTCTCCGGCAGTTGAAGCGGTCAGGCTACCTGGTTCCGTCTGAGTTTTAGGAGTGATTATGCCTTTGCGATTGCTGACTGATAAGCAGGTTGCGGAGAAACTGGCGATTGGCGTTTCTACGGTGTGGCGGGATTACCGGGCGGGAGTGTTACCGCGTGCCCGCAAGTACGGGCCTTCTACGCGCTGGGTGGAGAGCGATATTGATGAGTTTATCACCCGCCTGCCGATGGATCAGAGGGCTGCGGCATGAATCCTATCCATGTGCCCTGTAATACGTGCCGTTTTGCGGATGTGTGTGCGGGCCGGGATGTGATGGTGCGTGAGGCTGTGTTTGTGTGGCTGGATGGTGGTTGTGCTGATTGCGCGGAGTATACCGCTGATTTCTATCATGGTCTGGAAGGAGTTTTCGCATGAGCAAGGAAACCGTGTATGCGCTGTTGGTGGTGGCTGCGATGGTGTTGGCGATGGGTCTGGCCGGTAGCGCTGATTATGAGGCGCAGCGGGTGCTGGATGAGCCCCTTGTCGTGATGATTGCGGACGGCGCCCGATGATGCCGGTGTGGGTGGCATTTTTTGTTGGTTTGTTTCTGGGCGTTTTGGGTGGGGTGGTGATTATGTGCCTGCTCCAGGTAAATCGCCAGGATTCTGATTTTTCTCGCGCTGATCTGCCCGCGAGTGTGCCGGCAGGAGTACCTCCTTGCTCCTGCCGGGCTTTTTCAGGTGAACGATGATCCATCCAGTTCTTTACAGGTGTGAGCCGCTGAACGCTTCGATAACCCGTGCGCAGTGCGAGCGTAATCGGACACGGGGCAAGGGTGGCCGGTTTACACAGGATCTGGTTATTTTCGCCTGCGAGAGCTGCGGCGGGTTGGGTGTGGATGAGGTCAAGATTGATCTGGGGGGTATTGAGATGAGTAAACCGGTACGTGGTAACTGCCCTGCTTGCAAGCGAGAGGATGTGCTGTTGACGAGCTCTAACGGTGAGTGCCACCGCTGTTATAAGCGCCGCGCCCTTGGGCTTGATGTGTGTGCTGATCAATACAAGCCAGGCAAGAAGCCGTCAAAAGCGCCAGCAAAGGCAATTGTTGTCAGGGAAGAGCTTTTGAAGGTGGTTGATGTTGCGCCGACGGGTGAGTTTGTGTCTGAGCCTATCCAGCCTGTTGACGCACCTGGCGCTGATTTCGGCCTGGTGCAGAATGGTGACGGCAACCTGGTGCAGTTCGGTGTTGATCCGTTGGTGGTGATGGCTCTGAATGAAGCGCTGGGCGAGTTGCAACAGGCCTGGTTGGTGACGTTGTCGGGCTTGAGCCCGTGCCGTACTTTGTCGCTGGCCCATTCGATGGTTGAGACAGTGCGCGGATTGAGGTGCTGATCATGTATATTTTCCCACGGACACGGTTTGTTGATTCGGTGTTGATCGAAGACCAGCTGAAGCATTTGGCGTCGGAGATTGTCGAGGCGCGGGTGGCGTATACGACCCCGTATATTGTGCGTCTGGCGGAAGAATTGTTTGACGTGATTCATTCAAGCGAGACGGCGCTGCGGATCCTGGAGGAAAAGTGTGGTTGTGATGCTTCGATGCCCTCGACAACACGTTTTAACCGCACATCGGCGCTGCCGCTCTATTCCCAGGTGCGGCGCTTGTCTGCCTGCCTGGATCTGGTATGCCAGGAGTTTTTGACGGGCTCAGAGGTGCGCACGGCGATAGCGTTGTTCAGTGTTATCAGCACGGCTGAGGCGGCGCTGGTTACTCTCGGCACAGTGTATTCCGTTGGTATAGCAACGGTGCGTCGGGATGTGGAGAGGAAGAATGAGGAGCGCGGGTATTACGCCTCAACCAATCTGGCTCAGAGGGATCGCCTCGAAGAGGCGCATTCAGGCAGTGAGGGCCGCGCCCTCCCCGCCTCCCCTTCCTGTCATCAGGAAAAAGAAATTCCGGCCAATGGTCCTATGGAGAATGCACCATGATTACGATAGAGCTTTACGGTACTGAATCAATTGTTTTGCTGGGTGATCGGCGTGCGAGACGTGCTGCGATATACCGATCACTGAACCGGAGTGCTGATGGTATGAGAACGGATATTAGTTCGGAGGTTAGAAAAACGTTCAACATAACCAAACAGCAGGTCGATCCCTTTATTAAGGTATTCCATTGCGAAAATTATGATGATCTGAATGCTGGTGTGATTTTGAAGCCGGGTGATAAATCTGCAATACCATTGATCAAATTTGGTGCTGTAGAGCGCCGCAATCTTGCATCAGGATCAGTTAAAACCATGAAGGGTAAGGATGGTTTTTATTCTCAACGTCTGAAGCGCCAGGTGGGGCAGCAGGGTGTAACCCATAAAGTAATGAAGTCAGCAGGTAAGGGCTTCAGTGGTAATGCTTTCATTATTCCTGGCGGTGGTGGATCGCTCCAGGTTGTGCGGCGTCTCAAAGGTCAAAAGGGCAGATTTGCGCTCAAAGAGAAGCGAGTTGTGACGGTTGCTGGAATGATATCCAGCACAAAACAGGACATTATGGCGCGAATCGAAGCTAAGGCCCGGGAGCGTATGAATATCAACCTGGCGCGCGAGATGCGTTATTACCAGGATAGATTCGAGAAGGGTATGCTTATTGGTAATAAGGGGGATTTGTATAAGCGATGACCTCCCCCGGCCCCCTATATATAGCAGCAACATGCCAGATATCGAATGGTCATGACTGTTATGGTCGATAATCAGCAAAAAGGCGCGGGTCCTTCTGGGTATCAAAACCCCTGCGCCTTTGCTAGCGCGCAGGAAATGCCTCCATTTAAATTTTGATTTTGTGGTGAAATAATGAAAAATCAGCATGTTACATCGGCACCGCTGGCGGAGCCCCAGCTTGATGACACACTGTTCCGCCCGGCGGTCATGGCGATCCTTGGTATACGGCCCGTTTGCCGGTCGTGTGGAGCGGAATTGTCCGAGCAATCGCGCCGGTCCCTGCTGGCTGGCAAGCGGGTAAAATGTCAGGCTGGTTGCGGCTGGTATGGCAACTGGCGTGATAACACCATACTCTCCGGTAGTCGCATTAGTAATGTGCAGTTTATCGCCCTCTTTTTCCGCTTCACCGTACCCGATGAAATCCCGGCCATCGCCGCCCAGCTCCAGATCACCGTTGACACCGTCAGATTTTGGCGCGATCGCGTCCGGTAAAAGCATGTCTGAGTCCTACCAAAACTATAACGATGTCCTCGATCAGATGCGCGCCTATGGCCTGCAAGTCGATCACATCGAAATCGACACCGCCCGGCCCAAGCGCTGCAAAGTATCCGACGATGGTTCCCGTGGCCTGCCTGGCTGGTACTGGTTATCCAGCTTCATCACCGACTCCGACACCCTCATCATCGGCGCATACGGAATCTACCGCAGCAACGACAACGGCAAACAGACCATCAACCTGCCCAAACAGCAGCGCGACCGCCTGAGCCCCGAGCAACTCGAAGCGCAAAAAACCCGCCACCGCGAAGCCCAGAAACGCGCCGAACAAGAACGCCAGCGCGAAGGTGACAAAGCCGCCGCCCATGCAAAGAAAGCCTGGGGCCAATGCTTACCCTGCACCGGCAGCGAATACCTCACCCGCAAACAGGTAAAAGTCCACGGAGTACGCATCAGCGCCCAGGGCTCCCTCGTCGTTCCCATGATCGATGAGCGCGAAACCATCCGGGGCCTACAGTTCATCCTCCCCCGTGGCCACGAACGCATCGCCAAAACCGGACGCGATAAAGAATTCTGGCCCAAGGGAATGCAGAGCAAAGGCACCTACCACCTGATCGGACCCGCCCCGCGTGAAATACTGCTCATCGCCGAAGGCTACGCCACCGGCGCCAGCCTCTTCGAAGCCACCGGATACCCCGTCGCCATCGTCTGGTCCGCCAACAACATCCTGCCCGCCTGCCAGGCGCTCGCCAACAAATACCGCCGGGCGCGGATACTCATCTGTGCCGACGATGACTGGCTCCAGATCTGCGCTGCCTGCGGACTCTACACCCCCGTCGCCGATGTTAACTGCCGCCACTGCGCCCAGCCGCACAAAAAAAGCAACGCCGGCATCATCAGCGCCCAGGCCGCCGCCATCACAATCAACGCCGCCTGGATTTGCCCCCAGTTTGCGTCACAACGTCCCGACGACTCCAAAGGCCCCACCGACTTCAACGACCTGCACGTCCTCGAATCGCTCCAGCAAGTCGCCCGCCAGATCGATGGTAAAATCAGCACCCTGGGATGGTTGAATACTGCTCCCGCGCCAATTGCCACCGGGGGGGAGGGGGAAGAACGCAGCGCCCTTAAATCCGTCCTCACCATCGACGAAGCCGTCGAGCGCTTCGCCATGGTCTACGGCGGCAAAGGCACCATGTTTGACCACCAGGAACATATGCTCGTCCCCAAAGCCGACGTTCTCGACATCCTCCCCGAACACGGCTGGCGTGACATGCGCCCGCACAAAAAAGTCGTCCGGCTTGATGAAGTCGGCTTTGACCCCTCCGGAACCGACACCCGCGTCCGATGCAACCTGTGGGGCGGCTGGCCCACAAAACCCAAAGCCGGTAAATGTGACTGCCTGCTCGAACTTTTACAGTATCTCTGCAGCAACGAAGAACCATCTGACCACATCTACCGCTGGGTACTCAACTGGATCGCCTACCCCATCCAGCACCCCGGCGCAAAAATGCGCACAGC